GTGGCATCATTCTCATAGCGAGAAAGAGACTTATTGCTCAAATTGATCGCCTTATAGACGTCAAGCTGGGAGAGGCCTGCTCGCTCTCGAGCCATACGAAGACGTTCTCCAAAAGTGAGCATATTTACACCTCCAGTCATAACATTATATAACAATTCGTAGATTTTGAGAAATAATTTCTCGAAAATTTAGAAATTCCTATTGACATCTCGGAAATCGAGAATTAAAATAGGATTAGAATTCTCAATAAGTGAGAATACGAAAGGAGGGCGCTAACGTGAAGCCAATGCATCAGAGGCTCCGAGAATATCGGGAGAGCAAAGGCGTAACCTTAACACACATAGCCAAGAAAACCGGCAAGACCGTTCAAAGGATAAGTGCACTGGAAACAGGAGCAATACGGCTGACGGTCGACGAATTCGAGGAGCTTTGTGTGAATGGCTACGAAGTCAACCCTGCAATTTTTTTTACGGATCAATTCTCAAAAATCGAGAGACAAAACCCGTAAAATCCCAATTATTGAGAACCTTTATACACCAATTATATTGCAGGGAGGTGACTGAAATATATGGCCAAAAAGGCTACGAAAGCCGCAGATAACATCTTTTATAAGGCACGAATTGAAGCAGCAGCGTGCAATGACAGCTTAAACAGCCGTGAAGGAGCAGCTGAACTGCTTGGAATTGACCGCACCAGGCTTGCACGAATAGAACTCGGTAGCCTTAACCCATATCCGGAAGAGGTCCTTCTAATGAGCGACGCATACAACGCACCAGAGCTGAATAACTACTTTTGCTCAAAGATGTGCCCGCTCGGAAGAGCGACCATACCAACAGCAGAACTTCTACATTTGGATAGGCTAACCATCAGGATTTTATCAGCACTGGGTAATACGGAGTTCATCCAGAAGACCATCATCGAGATAGTGAAAGATGGAGTTATTTCAGAAGACGAGCAGCCACAGGTGCAGCAGATCCTCACAGCGCTTGAGAACATATCAAAGGCAGCATTAGAGATGAAACTGTGGGTAGAGAAAAACTTAAGGTAAAGGGGGTTTTAATGGTGGCAACCACAACACAAGAGAAATCGAAATTTGTAAAAGCAGATGAAGTAGCAGAAATGCTCGAGATTTCAAAAAGCCACGCATATAAAATCATCCGGGAGCTCAATGAGGAATTGAAGAAACAAGGCAAGATCACAAATGCCGGCAGAGTTTCACGCCGGTACCTGGAGGAAAGGCTCTACTGTTGAGCTAACGGAGGACAAGCCATGAAGCATTTCAGGAAAACAACAACCTTGATAATTGCCACGGCAATAGTTTTCACAGGTAAAATAACGCTCGACTTGAACGCCAGAGGCCAGGAGAAACAAAACACTACCAACGCGGTCGAGCCAATACATATACAACAGCTTGAACCAGAACAGACCATATCAGCGATGATGGTAATCGCTCCAAGCCCGACGCCTGAACCGGAAGAGGATCCGGAACCACAAGTCAGATTTTACGACATCCCACTTTCACGAGAGCTCCAGGAATACACCTTCAGGCTTTGCGAAGAGAACGGCCTGGATTACGAGATGGTCCTGGCATTAATGGACCAGGAGAGCGACTACCGTGAGAAGATAATCAGCAAGACCAACGACTACGGCATTATGCAGATCAACGAGATCAACCACGAATGGCTCAAAGAGGAGCTGGGAATATACGACTTCCTGGAAGCAGAGCAGAACATACTCGCTGGGATCCGGATACTCACAGAATTGACGGAAAAGTACGAAGACCCACACCTGGTTCTGATGGCTTACAACTGCGGAGAAACCGGAGCTAAAAGACTTTGGAAGCAAGGCAAAACCACGAGCGAATACAGCCGGTCGATAATGGCCAGAGCTGAAGAATTAAGAAAGGAGGCGGACGAATGTCAACAGTATGCGGTAAGTGTCAACGCCCACTAAAAGACCCGAAGAGCGTAGAGCGCGGGTATGGACCGGACTGCTGGAGAGAGGTCAAAACCAAGACGGCCGAAGAGGAAGAGGCCCAAGAAAACGAAGAGGAGGAAGAGCAATGAGATCAGATTTCACCTACCACTCCAGGGAGGTCAATGGGACAAGCGTCCTGGTAATCATCGATTTAGACCAAGGCGGAATGAGTGTCACCAACAACGTAGAGGCAGTAGTGAGAAGTATAGCGTCAGAGCTCGGAGAGCACATCTACAAGAAGCCAATTATCTACAAAGACAGCATGGGAATATACGACGGCATAGACGGTACCTACATCGCGGATCCTTTCTACCACATAGGAGAGAAGGATGAGGCCAGGGCAGCAGAAAAGGCAGCAGAAAGGTACTGGAAAGAAAACACCATCGTATTTGCAGGAAATAGGGCCTGGAAACGCAGCAGCATGGATGAGCAGATCAAAGTTCCGGACAAGCTCAAGGAAATCCAGAATACCTGGGCAGAATGGGCCAGGGAATATGGAGACGTCGGAAGCTGCGTCCTTGGTGCAGGATTTGAATTTGATTACCAAGGCGAGAGGTACTTCATGGTACCGACCGGACCATGGCAAGGAAGCTGCAGCTGGGAGGCCAGCAAAGACAAGGTCGAGGAGCTCCTGAAAGAAGCCGGAGCAACCAACATCAGATACCATTGGGGACACATGGATTAAAGGAGGCAAGCATGAGTTATTTCTGTATTTGTGAGGTTTGCGGCGCCAGCCTGGATCCAGGCGAAAAGTGCGACTGCAGCAAAGAACAACAGAAAACGCCGGAACCGGCGGAAGAAAAGGGGGAAGAGCAATGCAAGAAAACAGCATAATCACCAACATCATCAAGCTGCGCTTCATCAGAAACGGCCAGCCACAGGGCATAGAATACACCTACTACACACCAGTAGAGGTCGCTGTAGGCGACATAGTGGAGATTGAAACCAGGGAAGGCATAGCCAAAGGAATAGTAACCCAGGTAAATGTACCGGAGGAAGAAATAGCGCCTTTCAAGGACAGAGCAAAGTCTATCATCGTAAAGGCCCAGGTCGAGGAGGTCGCAGCGCAATGAACAACAGGATAAAGAAAAAGCCCCTTCGGATAAGAAGGAGCATAAAAGCAGGAATCAGGATAGGAGTTCTCATTTTGACGGCCATGACCACCGTCGAAATCGCAAAAATGGCCTGGGAAACATACCAGAGCAGGACCGGAGCTCCAGGCGGCGAGATTTTGGTATTGCCGATGATGATCCTGCTTTTTTATACAGGATGGACAGCAAGAGGAGAATGGATAGATTTCAAAGGAGCCTTCAGAGAGGCAGAAAGGAGAGAATACCATGCAAGCAACAGCCCAGCTTATAAGGGATGAAGCGGCCCTGTTCCTGGGGAGACGGCCAACAGATGAAGAGATGGAATGGGCACTACCCAGGGCCCAGAAGAAACTCGCCTGGATCCTTGAGAGAGAAGGCGACGCAGGCGGAATAAGGCAGCAGCCATGGTACCTTGGAAAGCTGGTAGAAGAGGCAATAGTGGAAGAGAAATTCTCACAGTATACCATTGCAAGATGCATGGAGATTGAGGCACAGAGACAGGCTGCAGCTGCCGGCGAAAAAGAAAAAGGCCATCCTTTAACGGACGACCCAACCACACCCCCATTATATGCCGGGGAGATGCGGTTTGTCAATCCGAGCCAAACCAATAAAACGAGGAGGATGACAAATGAAGTTATTAACCTTGAAGCTTGAGAACTTTCAGGGACTGAAATCAGAGGAATTCAATTTTAATGGCCACAGCGCCAGCATTTACGGAGACAACGCGACAGGCAAAACGACAGTATTCAACGCAATGACCTGGCTACTTTTCGGAAAGGCCAGCACAGGAGCAAAGAACTTCACACCAAAGACCAAAGGCCAGGACGGAGACCTTCACTATCTGGACCACGCAGCTGAAGCAACATTCCAGCTTCAGGACGGACGGGTGATAACCCTTCGTAAGGTTTTTCACGAGGTCTATAAGAAAAAGCGCGGATCGGCCACAGAAGAGTTTGACGGTCATACTATAGACTTTTACATCGACGGCGTGCCCACCAAGGAGAAGGAATACGAAGCAACGATGCTTTCACTTTGCGGCGGTAGTGTCGAGAAAATGAAGATGCTGACCATGCCGGATTACTTCCCCGAAGAGATGAGCTGGGACGCCAGGAGAAAGATCCTGCTGGAGATTTGCGGGGACGTTTCAGACGAGGACGTAATCAACAGCACACAGGAGCTGAAGGACCTTCCGGCATTCCTCCTGAAGCCAGGAACCACCAACCAATACTACGATGTAGAGGAATATAAGAAGATCGCAAGTGCAAAGAAGACCGAAATCAACAGGCAGCTGCAGGAGATACCTGGCCGAATTGACGAGGCCCAGAGAGCAATACCTGACATCACCGGCCTTGACCCGAAGGCCATCGATAAGAAAATCCAGGAGCTTAACAAGCAGAAGAGCGACCTTGAGATGGAAAAGGCCCAGGCCTTAAGCGGGGACCTCACAACGATGGCTATCCGGAAACAGATATCCGAGGCAAACACAAGGCTGGCAGAAGCCAGGGCAACATATGCGACCAAAACAAGCAGCCTCAACGAGGGAACATACGCGGCCATAAACAGCCTGAAGAGGGACCAGATAACAGTAGCAAACCGAATCCAGGATGCCAAGGCTGACCTGGAGAGGACCCAGAGGACAATAGAAAGGCTTAAGAGCCACCGGGAGAGCTTAATCAACGATTACATGGCCATACAGAAAGAGTCTTGGGATGAGAGCAAGGAAACATGCCCGACATGCCATAGACCACTTCCGGAAGAGGAAATCCAGAAGCTCCGCGAAGCATTCAACCTGCAGAAGAGCAGACGCCTGGAGCAGATAAACCTTCAGGGCCAGCGCGAATGCAGCAAAGAGATGATCACCGAGCTGGAGGAAAAAGCCAACACCTTAAGAGAGCAGATCAAGAAGGATGAGCAGATCATAGAAGACTACGAACTGCAGCTGAAGACTTTGCAGAGCCAGCTGAAGACGCCGGCGCCTTTCGAGAGCACCGAAGAATACGCCCAGATAATGGCCGAGATTGCCAGACTTCGCGAAGAGGAAAACAACAAGAGCGGCCAGG